CTGCTTGTTGCCAAACAACGAGTGGTGGTCATGCTAGGGGCTTCGAGGCTCCTAGTTTAGACTGAGGTATAATAGCTCTTCTCTACTCCGACCATCCGGTCGCATCTGAGGACAAAATTAAGAGGCTTTGCACATATGGCACGCGATAATCCAGAAAAGACGTTCGAGACCTTCGGGAATCGATACGAGCAATTCGGGTTTCCACCCACGTATTCTTCGAATACCTCTGAGTGGTGGCGTACATATGCGAGCTTGAACACTCCGGGTTATCCGGGTGTCTCGCTCAAGCCTTTTAATCCTCACTATGTGTCCGGGCGACGTGCGCTCTTAGACCCTGTTTTCCGCGCCGAATCATGGAAAGTCCATATTCGTGGTGGAAGTATCAGGGTTCTGCCATGGGTCAAGGTATTGCCTATCCTAACCGGGATGGGCATATCGATGACCAGCTTCTCTTTGGAAACAAAGCTGAAGTCATGGCTAGAGCAAAGGTTATCCGTGATATACAGCGCATCAAAGCAAATGTTGCGCAAAATATCGCGGAGTACCGACAGGTGCATGGAATGTTCCATACAAATGTCCGTCGTGTGACTAACGCCTACCGTGCATTAAGGCATGGAGACGTCAAGGCACTTGGTAAGAGTATTTCCTTGCGTAAGCGACATAAGCAGTCCTTGCTTAGTCGGGGGCCGCTGAACATTCGGAGCTCCGCTCCGTCTGTTTGGCTAGAGCTCCAGTATGGATGGCTTCCACTAGTGGGAGACGTCTATACCGGGCTTACTCAGTTCTACTCTCGAGTAGAGTCTGGGTACGCCATACGCGCAAGGGGTCGTTCCACTCAAAACTTTTCTGAAAAGATAAAGTTTGGAAACGACGTCGGCATCGTTACTTTCGATGATCGGACCGCAGCGCAAGCTCGGTGCCTATATATCATTGAATACGAGGTCGACAATACTCAGCTTGCCAACTTGGACGATTGGGGCATCACTAACCCCGCTCTGTTGGCTTGGGAGCTTGTTCCCTATTCGTTTGTGGTCGACTGGTTTTATCCAGTTGGAGACTGGTTATCTCAAGTCGGATACTCGCTGGGGCTGCACTTCCGTAGAGGAATGCGAACCGGCAAGTTTTATCGACATACCACGCGCGGATATAAACCCATCGCCCATGCTACC